GGTGGTTTTCTTCACCTCTTCTTTTACGCTGCCTTTTATTTTTCTGCTCATCAGTAGCAGCCGCTTAAATAAAACGCCCTGGAGGCTCTTCTTGAATTTCAGGCTCATACGTTGATCTCTTTGCATGTGATCACCAGCTGGCGATCTCGCTCGTTGGGGTTGATGATCCCGACAATCTGCAAGTAACGCCCCGACGAAACTTTGATCCTGTCACTATTAGAAATATCGTCGCGGTAGCGAATCACCACCTCATGGGTGCCATTGTGATTTATTTGCTCGTTATAGAAGCGCTCTTCAGCCCTGAGCGGTTTGATGCTGGCGCTCACCGTCGCCCTGGTGCCCCAGCTGCGGGTCTCCCCGCCCTGCCCATCATCTACGAGGGTTTCATTCTGGAAGGTGATCCGATGCCGCAGGCGCCCTATCAGCATCTACACCTCCGCCATCTTATAAGGCCATAGGAGCCGCTCCAGACCGTACTGGAGGCTCCTCGACAGGTGCCCCAACGTGACGGCTTCCCGGTGCTCATACAGATGCCCCACCAGGAGCTTGATGGCGGCCTTGATGGTTTCCGGCACCGCGTCGGCGTCTCCGTAGCCGGCCACGAAACGGATGATCACGCTGTTAGGGGTCGAGCGCCGGTCCGATGGCCAGCTCTGCGAATACGCCAGGCGCAGCCGCCCAGGCTCCTGGTCGATGTCTACATCGTAGACCGAGCTTGTCACGGTCTGCGTGGCGCCGTCGGTGTCGATATACTTCACCGTCGTGACGCTTTGCAGCTCGGGCTTAGGTAATAGAAATGAGCTCGAGAATTTATCGACGCTCCAGTCATAGGTGGCCGTTACGAATTGCCGATTACAAAAGCCCTCGCACCATTCGCGCCCGCTGACGCCCAGCGCCGTGATGTAGTCATTGTCATCGGCCGTATCAATTCTCAGGTGTTCTTTTAATTCCGCCAGGGTGAGAGGTTCCTCCGTTGGAGGCGTGACTACTGCCAGGCCCATAGATCACCTCTTCTCTGGCGCGTCTTCGGCCGCGTTCTCGGTGTCAGGCTCCAGGGCGGCCGCTTCTTTTTTCGCGCCCTTAACGATGACCGCCTGGCCGATTTCGACCAGGCGTTCACCTACCCTTTTAGACACCTCGATGACGTCGCCGCAACAATGCTTATCGGTTTCGGTGCGGAAGTTTACGAGGAGCTCAATTTTCATCGGTTGCCTTCTTCTTAGGTTTGGAAGAAGAGGAGGAGCCCCCCTTAGAGGCTCCTCCCTTAACTGCCTGCGCTTGCCCCGCGGCGATGAGCCGTTTCCCCTCTTCAGGTGAAACCTCGACAACATCGCCCTTCTTCTGGCTAAGCGTAGGCCCTGCTCTACTGACTAGTAGGCACACCTTCATTATGAAGCTGCCATCGTCAGATATTTGACGGGGTTTGTGCCGGCATTGAGCAGCGTCCCATCATGGGAGCTGAATATGACGAAACCGGTCTGGTCCGACGCTCGGTAAAGCTCGCCCAGGCGGTAGAGCCTTACGCCCGCCACGTCGCGGATCTTGTAGAGAGAGAAGTCCCCGAAAATGATGGGGAAGGTTCCAGCCCCTATATCCGCCACGTCCTGGTTGACGACCACCGCTCTACCATAGAGCCGGTCAGGTATCCCGGCTTGCATCCCCGACTGCCAGAGGAATTGTCCCTGGTCGTCGGTCAGCTTCCGAACAGCCGCGATGCTGGAATCGTTCATCATCCACACGCTCGAGGTACTCTCGCGGTACATGGGATCAACACTGTGGAAGAGGTCGATGATCTCACCGGCTGTAATAGCCGAGGCCGACGCGGCCGTTTTGCCGCTGATAGATCCCGAGACAATACCGCTGGGCTGTCCTGAGCCAGATCCTGTGGTGAAATGCTCGTTGAGGATGCGAGCCACGCGCTCACCCAGGAGCGATCCGAGGATGGTCCCAAAATTTGTGAAGGAACTGATCATCAGCTCCTCTGAAACCAGAACTAATTTAGACGTATATTTAAAACTTTGGAGGGTCGTCGAACCAAACACTACATCCTGCTCGGAAACCGCCGCATTTTCCGCAAGGATGGCCCCCTTATTAGAGGTGTCGTTCACGGTTGGCCAGGGGAGATCCGCGCCGTCCGATGTGCGGATCGTGGAGCTTACCTGGCGCATGCCGCCATAGGCCAATAGCGCCCGCTCGAGCTCGAAGACGAACCCCTCGGGGATCAGGTAGCCGCCGGCCGCGTCGGTGGTGCTCTGCGCTCTCATCTCGCGGCGCACCATCTCATAGTTTCCACGGTAAAGCTGAGCCTCGAAATAATCCTTTTTAGGATTTACGGCGCACTTGCGGCAGGCCAGCTGGTGGCGTTCTTCCAGGTCCATACCCATCTGGTGTCGGGCCCAGCCCTGTAGCGCCTCGTCTCTTTCTTCTTTACTAGGGGTCGCGTCTCTCACCGCCTCGGGCAGCTCGGCCCGGAAAAGCTCACGCTTCTCACTCTGCTGGCCTAGCTTCTGCTCAAGCTCCTCGGTGCGCTCTGTGATTTCGATGCTTCTGCTCAGGCGATCATAATCGCCGTTGCAAGAGGTCCAGTTAGATTCATCTTCATCACACCATTTGTGCTCAGCGTCGTTCGCCGTGGTCCTGAGCTCCTCGAGTCTTTTGAAGATCTCGAAGCGCTCTTCCTTCATCGCTTTGATGCTCATTGGGTTTTGTCCTTCCCAGCGGCACAAAAAAAGAGCCGCTGAAACTTTTGGGGTTTCAATGCGGCCCTTATGCGAATTGGATCGTTTGGGGTTCGCTACCTGGCGAATTGGATCGCAGGCTGGAGTTGCTAAATTAACTACGCTGAATTATAGCTTTGGGTCAACAGGTGTCAAGAGCCCCTGTGAGCGCCTTAGAAAAGCCCTATTCCTGTAGCTATAACGCCTCAAAGACTCTTTTAAAGGCGCTCAGGAGGGCTTCTCGGCCTCCTCAGAAGCCCCCTCGGGCTCATTCTCGCCTGCAAGCTCATCGATGCGTTCATTTACTCGTTTTTTGAGCTTTTCGCGTTCGTGTTCTTCCTTGGAATCTTTGGCGCCCTGGATGTCGCGGCTTTTTACGGTGCTGGCGTCGTAGGCCGGAAAGGTAACAGGGCCCACATCGAAGAGCTGCACACCTTTAATATTTCGAATCTGGGTGCCCTCCTCCTCTGTCCACTCTTCCTCTGTCACCTTGAAACTAAAAGAGCTCCCGGTCAGGTCGCCCCGGCCGATCATCTCTTTAACGTCTTTTGCAATCGAGGTGTTGCCCAGGTTGATAGAGTAGTGAAGCCCGCGCCCGTCTTCCTCGAGGAGCAGGGTGCCCGCGCTGACGCGCCCGAGCAGCTTGTCAGGTTCGTGATTGAACAGCGCCCTGGCGTCATCACGTTCGGAGATGGCGCGCTGGAAGGCTCCAGGTGCTATACGCTCCCGGGCGCCCTCCCAGAGCCCGAATTCTGTATTGGCCTCGCCGGTATAGAAAACAGCCGCGTAGCCTGAAATATTCCCGTTAAGGTCAGCTCGGATCTCGAGGTCTTCCCCGGCCGGCTGGTAACGTCGTTCAGCTTCCATTATTCTCTCCCATCCAGCGCCTGGCCAGCTCCTCGCTGATGTCGCTGATTATCTGTTGACGGTTGGTGTCCGCGCCCTTGAGCGCGTCTTTCATACTGTAGAAGAACTCCAGCATCAGGCTGGAGCGGTTCCCGGGCACCTCGAGCGCGTCGAGAGCAGGCGTCAGCGCGTCCAGCACGACCGCCCGGCTCTCATCTATAATCCCGCCTGCAAACCACGCATCGAGCTCGGCCGGTTTCTTGGCTACCTTCTCGTGTCTAGTGCACACTCTCTTCGCCATACGCCAGAGAGTATCCTTGAGGATGATCCCGAGGGCCTCCCGGGCGCCCAGGTCTTCGCCCTCCTGGTCAGCCACCGGCGCCGTGGCCGGCCCCATGTTTAAGGGCACCATGAAGGTGGAGCCGCCCTCCCCGGGAATCGGGTTCAAATTCTCGCGGCCTCGGATCTCGTCCCTGCTCATCCAGCCGCCCTGAATGGCCAGATTGTAATACGCGCCCCGGGCTGCCATGTTCGCCCTTACCAGCGCGTTACGGTTAAACTCTACAAAGTGGGTGTCCCGCTGTTGCTGGCTGACTGTTAGGAGCTTGGCCCTGCACTCGGTTTCCCAGGTGACCAGCCAGGGATCGAGAGAGCTGTCAAGATACGCCTGGTTCTCGCTTTCGAGGCTGTTGTAACTGGTCCTGGTATTGTCGGCCAGCATGTGCGGAGGAATCCCAAACCAGCTGGCGATGTTCCTTACCTCGAGCATCCGCGTATCATTAAATTCCGCGTCTTTGTTCGAGCTGGCAAAGGGTTTAAGCTGCATTCCCTCCTCGAGTATGGCCACGCGGTGGGCGTTAGAAACCTGTCCATGCATGGCATCCCAGGAGCGCCGCAGGTT